ATGACGCCAGAGGAGGCGCGCGACGCAATCAGCTTCCGCACCTTCGACAAGCGCGTCACTGAGGAGTTCATTCAGATCAGCCACTTCAAGGAGATGCTTGAAGCGGTCATCATGGGCCGCAAGATTCAAGTGCTGCCGACAGACAGCCTCGACGCCTTCACCAAGGTCTTTACTGAGTTTGTGCAGTCCACCGGGTACTACGACCTGCCGCCTGCAACGCAGGACTACATCGCGCAGCTCATTGTGGACGTGAGCCTGTTTGGCGCTCCAGAGGCCCAGTGGCAGGCTGCGTCGGACGTTAAAACGGTAGCGCCTCACCAGTCTCCAAAGCAGACAGCGCCTCAAATGATGCCTACGGCGCAAGCCGCTCCAGCTATGGACCCAATGGAGCAGACGCCAATGCCAACTGAGGGGCAGAACCTGCCTGGGTTACCTAGCGCCATATCATCCATGCAGGGAGGCGGCGGATGACAGTCGAAGAGGTAGCGTCTCTGTTCCGCGTGTACATGGATGAGCCAGACCAGACGTTTGTCCCAGACGCGCAGATGGTCATCTGGCTCACAAGCGCATACGACGACTTCAGAGCTATCGTCACGGAGATGGACCCGCAGATATACGCGAGGCAGGAGGTCTACTCGCTGTCCAACGCGAGGCTCCTCGATCTGGCCACGTCCGTTCCGGCCATCCTCGGCTCTACAGCGGCAGCTGGGGCCAGGCTTTATCAGCTTGTAAACATCTACATGATTGAGAGCGCAGCGCAGCCGAACAACATTGTTGCAAACCTAGAGCCCTCGCTGTCTGTGACGAGCACCTACGACTCCCGCGCGAACTATACGCTGCGCGGGACGGAGCTTATCTTTCCTGAAGCGGTCACGATGGACATCAGGATTGACTACATCCCTGAGCCGAACGTCGCATGGTCCGCTGCTGGTGGCGCGGGCGCGACCTACATTGACGACCTCAACAGGTTCCACGACGTCATCGCTCTGCTTGCGTACTTGCAGTATGCGATCGTGGACGTTGCACCGAACAACGAGCTAAACGGCCAACTTGCCCGCCGTATTGAGCAACTGCGAACGTACCTCGAGGGACGGGCAGGTGGCATTGTGGAGCGCGTCGTTGACGTAAGGTGGATGTAGATGGCGGTTAAGTACGACGAGGTGGAGGTCCTCGGCGGCGGCATTAGAAGCGACCGACCGTCCAAGGGCAGCTTCGCGCTTAACCTGATCCGCCGATATGGCTCGTGGGAAGTGCGCCGTGGCTTTGGGCAGCTTGCCCAGTTTGACACCCGCATCACCAACAACATCAAGACGCTGTCCGGCAACTGGGGATACCAGAAGCATCTCGGCAGCTACATCATGCAAACCGACTTTGGGAATGAGCAGATAATCAGCGTGTTCAAGGCCAGGGTGTACACGTCTGAAGTGGCCAACGAGCGAGCCCAGATAGCCAACATCTACGTCGTGAGCATCTACGATACGACGACGAGGGAGCGGTGGGAGGAGCCCCTGTACAGGCACACGGCTGAGTCTGGCATGACAGACTCGGACAACGAGTTCAGGAAGGGCCAATACGAGACAGACAACGGCAAAGACTACCAGGCGTGGCTGGTGGCGACCTCAGAGGCTACGTTCTCGTTCGCTGAGATCAGAGACACGGTCTACTTTGGCTCTCCTGGCACACAGCTTTACGCATATACCCCCTGCACGTTTAGGGGCAACAGGCGCCGCTTTGTATCTGGAGCTCACGGGCGCACTTGGGCGCCGCCCTACTCTGAGTCCTCGATGGTGTGGCGCGTTCACCCGGCCCCCGGCGCAGACATCGCCACGTACGGTATCGAGGGGTATAGGACGTCATCGGGCATACCCTCTCCGCAGGCGCTTATTACATGGGGGGGGCGACTTGTTATCGCGGGGAACAAGCGGGAGATCTTCTTCTCGCAGAAAGACATGCCCACGTCTTACATCGACCTCGACTTCATCGTTGTGCCGACTGAGCAGTCGATAACGGCGATGGCCGCGATGGGCCAAAGCATCTACGTCTTCACGGAGACGGAGACGTTCTTCTACCAGCCCGCGACCAGGGGCGCAGACCCACTTGCGTCGCAGGGTATGGAACCCGTGCTCGTGTCAGACACCATCGGGTGCGTGTCTCAGGCGTGCGTGACCAAGACTGATAACGCAGTCATCTGGCTAAGCAGCACAGGGGTCCACGTATCTGGCAGCCCCATGGACATCAAGACAATATCGGACCCGATCGGGCCGCTGTTCACCGACTTCATCACTGACCCGATGACGTCGTTCTTTACGTCCATAGCTGCCGATGCCGGGTCCATCAACACGCGTCTGCCGCAGCGTAACAGCGTCATTACGCCTAAGTTTAGCGGCGCCTCGGTGACCTACAGCGAGAGGCTATCAGCGCTGCTCGTCACGTTGCCCGAAGAGGACGTGACCCTTTGCTACTCTGGCGACCAGTGGTCGCTATGGACGTACCAGTCCAACACGGGCCATCACGGCTCACTTCCAGACGTAGGCGCAGTTGAGAACATAACCAGTCCTTGGCTGCTGTGCAGGGACCAGAGCATGTACATGGTCGGCTCCGTTGAGGAGGACCAGTTCATTGACGCTTCTAGGTATGCCGGCCTCCCAGCGGTTCCGGTCGGTGACGATGTGACATCTCGCTCCGCGTACATACTCGAGTACGGTCGCGGCGGCGCCATCGACCGGAGTGTCGACGACGAGGACGAGCGCACACTGGCTGGCAAGTACATGTACTACGCGCCCGCTCTCATACCGGTGACCATCTTGACGCCCACCTTTATGCTGGGCGAGTGGCTACCCGTGGAGCAACTGTATAAGTTCCAGGGCACAAGCGTGGTGGCTCCCACTGGAGAGTCGGCACCAGCCGCACCGAACAAGACGTTCCTTGTCCCGGTTTACATGGTGCCCGGTCCAGGCGTTGATGGGGCGACACTTCTTGGGCAGTGTCATGGTGTCAGGATCCGGTTCTGGTTTGACAATACAAAATGGAGGCCAATCTTTGACAACGGCACAGCGACCGACATTAACCTGATATACCCGCCCGAACGAATGGGCTCGTCTCCAGGGTGGGTGAAGCGCAAGTGTGAAGACGGTGCTGGAGTCGCCGCGCGCGACGGGGTGGAGATTAACCTTGAGTGGTTGGGCTCAAGCGGCGGGCACACCTTCCAGCCGGCCATGAACGTGGCGCCAGAAAAGCTGACACTGCTGTGCTACATACCAATGATGACGATCGCAGACGCCAACGTATCCGGCATGGGGCTCACCGAACCAGCGACAACACCGGTCGGGTACAGCCCCACATGGTTCGACATGGTTGATGGCACTGGCGCTCATAGATTCGCGGCAGAGGTGCTTGTGTGGCGCCAATGGCGGCTCTTTAACACCAACAAAGAGGACAACGTCGCGCAGCCGGTTGACTGGGCGTACATGTCCGAAGAGGTCGGACTGCCTGAAGACGCCAGGGTCAAGGGGCGTGGAGTTAACGCGCTGCTTCTTAGTCACGATGTGGGCACCGACGTCACCGGCTCATGGCCGCAGAGCATCTTCAACACGATGATGGCCGCCGACCTTAAGACGTGGACGGCGCAGGTCATCGACTACGTCGGGAACCCTACGGCGTTCAAGAGCCCGGTTAGCATCAAGAGCAACCTGTACCCTGTCGAGTCGGCGCATGGCACGGTCAGGGACAGGGTTCAAAAGCTCGACAAGACCATCGTGCGCCCTAACTACGGACAGGGCATCACCTACGCGAGCGAAGCCGTAGAGACGTTCGAGGCAAACACCTACCTGATTGGCGACGAGCAGGTTGATGAGATCGTCACCTCTGAGTCGATGAAGGGTAACAGCGTCGCCATGATGCTCTTTGGGTTCATGCGTAACCCCGCAGAAAGGCTGAAGCTCGAGAGCGTGAAGCTCCTCTTCCGAATCGTTGGCGCAGGCCGTCGCAGGAGGGGTAGATGAGCCTGAACGAAGTATGGCTCAAGAAAAGGTCGCAACGCCGTGCTGAGTTAAGCGACGCGCAAAAGGATGCTGGCGCGGCTCCAGCAACACCGTTCGCGGATGTTTCCGGCATCCCGGCCATCCAAGGCTTCAACGAGATTGTCCGCAGAAAGCTAGGCGACATCTCATCAGCGCTAAGGCTCACCATGCCTGGCTCGACGTTTCACGAGGACAGGGTTGAGGCCAACTCGTTCCTTCTCGCGCCTGGCACTTATGGCGGGGCGACCCTGTCTAAGGATCTGTCAGAGATGCGCGCAGTGGCCCCTGGAGCTCGCCTGGGCAGGATGCTTAACCTTGTCGGCTCGGCTGTTATAGACGGCGTGCTGCTGGCCGGCGCTGACGCAAGTGGATGCGCCGTCGTTAGGAGCACCTCTAGTGTGATATTCAGGGGCTGCACTTTTGAACGGCCTGCGGACTCGGTGGCTTCGATGGTTACGGTTGAGGCTGGCGGTAAAGCAGTGTTTATCGGCTGCGTGTTCAGGGGAAGCGGCGTGTCCACGCTGCCACTCGTGGCCCATGGCGGGGGTGCGGCAAGTGTTCAGATTGCGTTCTGCTACAACGCCACGCCGAACCCGCTTCTTTTTGTTGTGGGCAACGCCACTGGCACGGGGAACATCTGATGGCCTGGAGGCGACACACACGCAACCTCACCAAGGAGGTGTTCTATGACGGCACCACAGTCGACGGTTCGCGCCTGGAGAAAGCGCTTGGCGATATCCAAGAGGGCGTCAACAACGTCCAGAAGGGGAACACCAAGCAACGCTTCGTTGCGACGCAGTATCACGCGGGCTTTAATCCCCAAGACCGCCGTGTCGCCTCAAACGTGCATAAGTGGCCGTGGGTACAGGTAAGGAACAACAAGGCGACCGGGACGCCCGTGTCTGTCCTTGGCCTTACGCCCATCAACGCTCCGCACAACCCGTCAAGATTTAAGGGCACGGCCATACCAGGGATTGAGCCTGCAAGCGCCACGGTGGCTGCCGGTCTTGGCGACCAGTATGCGTGGACTCGGTCGTTTTACTTTAGCAAGCCGGTAGTGCTGCACGGAGTCAGCGTACTCCTGCATAACGACCTCGGCGCTGATCCCGCGCGCCCCTACTCCGGCACGAGAAACACTGCCGTGCCGGCGTACACATACACCGGAGGAACGGGGGCAATACCCGGCGGGTTTGCCTCAGGGTCCAACACGGTGGACCTGCCCATTGTGCTCGATGTCATGAACCCTGGCACGCCGGAAGACGCCAGCATGACTGACGTTGAGTACACGCGGACGGTCTTGCCTATCAACGGCGAGACGACGTCTCAGATTGCTCCTAACGCGAGTGCGGTTGGGTGGAGCGACTTCGCGCCACACTACAGCTCTCTCCAGATGACTGACGTGCGTCCGCTGTATGGGCGGCTGTTTGAGCACAGAGACCTGAACATACCGATCCATGAGAGGGCTCGCCTCCGTCTCGCCATATTGC